GTGTTCACACCAGTGGCGTTGATAAGCTAGCCATAATTCCAGATGCTCAATAGCAGTCATATCGTTACGAGTAACCGATCCCTCGGCCTTCATGGGGAACGAGAACACCATAACCGAATCAGGCTTCATTACGCACGGCTCGTGTACGAATCCCTTTTCAATCATCATCTGGCACAGCGGATCTTTACGGTCTGCACGAACGGTACGAATATAATACTCGTTGTGACGAGCGTGAATGCCTGAAGCCGCATCAGTAAGTTGTGATACGGTACCACTGGGCTTAATACAAGTAATGGCTGCAGCAGGATTAATTCCTAATTTCTTGGCCCATTCTGTGTTGGTCTTAATAGCCGTCTCCTTTAGATTTGACAGATTAGCCTTTAATCCGTGCATGTCGCGCATCATGGCATTGTCCAGAATACCTGTAAGCGATACTCCCAACAGAGCTTCTTCTTCACAGTTTTTCTTCCATTCACTAGACAGGTACGGGAAATTGGTGAGCGAGGCTTGCCATGTACCTAGAATCGCTGCAAGACGAACCTTGCGAGATAGCGACTCTAGTGTATCGCTGGGACGAACAACAACTTCTGTAAGATTGCAGAACTGGCGATCTCGTAGAATAATTTCTGAGCACGGATTAGTACCGAACTCGTAGCTAGGATCACGACGATCACCAAGTTTGGCTACAGTCTTTTGGCAAGCGTCACGATTGAAAATACCACGCTCACCGCTCTTGCTCTTGTACAGAGACACCCATTCTTCCATGAATGTACCAATCTCTGGACGCTCCTTGTACACTACACTATTATTCGCAAGTGCTCTTTGAGGATTAGCTTCCCACCATGCGCCAGTTTTAGCATCACGCATCCGCTCGTCGGTAAGGTTGGAAAGGCTGATAAGAGCTGATCGACGGACACCTCCGACCACGACAACTTCCGCAATCTTACAGACGATATCGTGGCATTCGATGGAGGTGAGTTTTCGTCCTGCTGCTCTTCTAAATGTATCCACACTGAACCTAAACAGATCATCCAGTGGCTTTGGGCCAGACGCACGGCCTCCAAAAGTCTTGAGTCGGGCACCAGCAGGGCGTATCTTAGATAGGTCCCATCGTGGAATTTGACCACCAATGAGTAAGGAGACAAGTTCCTTGTAAGCTTTAGCCCAACCAGCCTTGCTGTCTTGGACAACGATTGTTGTATCCGAATCAGTAAACTCTTCAGCGATTGTAGGAAGTTTATCAACATAATGACGCTCCACAGAGAAACCTACACCTGTACCACACATAAGAATGTAAAGAATTTCATCAAAGGCGCGAACACGATTCACGGCCACATACGAACAATTGTATCCAGCAGTGTTGTCCCGGTCTAGTGCTTCTCCTGCGGTCATCAGTGAACGCATTGAAGGCATGACCTCTTGATTTAAAACTGCTTGGCGAAGTTCTTCACGAGTTTCCTTATCAAGCTTACACTTCGTGTTTTGCTTCAGATGTTTATCGAAGTGGTCGAAGTATCTGTTCACCGTTTCTTCCCACGATTCACGACGGCCTTCGGTTTCAAGCCAACGAGAATAACGTGAAAGATGAATGAACTCTTGATACGGTGTAGGTAAATGCATATTTAATTTTCTCCTGTTTGTTAAAGTGAGTAAGTTTATTTAGCCGTTAGAACTGCCCATGAATGGGGGAATAACGGTTCCAATATTTTTCCAATTGCCCCAGCATATTGCTGCACTTCCCATTGGGCATGAGCGTCTATTCGCTGTTTAAACACGCGAGCGTACGCTGAGAGCGATCCTGTCCACCACCACTCGGTATAGGTACCCTGTGGTAGTATAGCACGTGCTTGCTCTGGTGCAACCCCTTCTTTTAATAATTCTTTGTAGATGTCTATACACTCTAAAGCGTTTCGGGTGTACATTCGATCCAGATCATTTACGTACAAATCTGTGATAAAATCACTGCTGCCTTGTTTGGCTCCATCGGTGGGAGCAGACCGCCATTCGGGAACATAAAATTCCGGTTCGTTGGTTACATAACGACGCGAAATTTCGTTCTCCGTAAATCCAATTTTATGTTTAAAAAGTTGAGTTCTTACGAAAATTGGAGCTTTGATACGAAGCGTAATTTGCGGGTGTGCAAAGGGTGTCCAGTGGTTATGGTTGGCCAAATACTTAATAAGTCGTTGGTCTTTTTGTGATAACACACATGCACCGTCTTCTGTGGTTTCCCATTCGCTGGTTTTAGCAAATGAGACTCTAGCAGCATTGACAACCGTAAGATCTGAGCCCATATGATCGACATATTCAACGTGTCCTTTATCTAAAATATCAATTTTCTGGTGAGTAATCGTCGTCTTCATAATCAAAATTTTCATCCTCTGATTCTTCATCACTTTCATCGTCTTCTATCTCTTCGAAATCTCCAATTTCAAAGTCTGTAATATCAATATCGGTATGGTCTTGTGCGTATCGGTGAGCTTTATCGTATAATTCTGGATTTATTTCTTTAATATACTCCATAAACATAAAACAAAACACAAATATAGGATTATCGCTGTCAATTTCAATTTCTTCGTATTCTTTTTTCTTTTCTTCTGGCTCGTCTGGAGTTAAATCTTCTTCCATTTGTTGATCCTTATTTGTGCTTCAAGACCCGATGCCGAATTGCTGTTAATAATATTTAGGATTTCAGTGCTGTCCATTCCGTCCATAATCATATCGTTAACGTCTTTATGTTTAATGTGATCAGGCCACACACAAACCCGTTTATGTTGATCAACAAGTTTTTCCATGGTTTGGATAACTTGCAGATTGCGCGGTTCGTTATCCATCACGTAAACTACAGAACGACCTTTGAGTTCCTTGGGAAGATTAAAAACATCGCTCATACCCACTGTGGCAACACAGTTTGGAATAAACAGTGAATCCAATGGACCTTCCACGACATATACGGTTCCTGTCGGGTCTAATCTGTCTAGACCGTACCAAGACTTGTGTTCTTGTTCATCGGGTTTAATGGTGATGTAACGCACACTCTTACGGGCGTTACGGTCCGTGGAAACTTTTAAGATTCGTCCTTGTGCTCCAACCAGATATCCTTTACGATCAAGAATGGGAATAACTAAACGTGGCTCGTGGGCCAGACCTTCTGCAGAATCTCTATTAATTCTGCTTGCCCATTGTGCAAAATTTTCTGCGTAGTATAGGTGCTTCCACATTGCTTTCGGAATCTTTCGGAGTTCCACAAACTGACGGCAAAAGTGATTAGGAGGAAGTTCGGCAACAGTTGGAAGTTCAATTGTGTACTTCTTCTTAGGCTTCTTGGAGAATAGCATTGGTGATTTTTCCCTTTGTGTTGGTGTTTCTTTCTCTTTAAACTTTTCTAAGCTGTACTCTTTACATAGGTTTGGAGAAACTTTACTCATAAAGTTATATAAATTCAATCCTACGCTACAGTTATGGCACTTAAAAAAGAATTCACCTTTCTTCTCAAAGAAGAAACCACGAGCCTTAACTTTATTCTTGCTAGAGTCTCCGCAAAGGGGGCACCTGCAGTTAGCAAGATTATCTTTCTTCCAACTAAACCGTTCTAGTTGGCCAGACATCAGGTTGATAAACTTTTTATCTATGAATAAAGTCATGATCGAAACTTTGAAAAATCTTTCTTGCCCCACTTATTGGTAAACTTTACTTCTTCTTGTTCTTCTGTTTCCGGTTCTTGATTGGCATCAGCCAGTTGTGTTTGTTCCACATCAAACAGCTTCATCTTGGCACGATTGATGCCCACAATAAATTTACGATTGATTGCAGTATCGTTGTATCTGTTCTTTAACTGCTTCACCATGATCTGGTTCATCTCGTCCAGTTTCTCTGTGGAGATCAAGGCAAACATAAAGTCAGCTGTTGCAGGCAGACCAAACGATTCGGATGTGTCTTCCAGACCGATATCGGTGCTGGCAAATCCTACACGATTTACTTGGGTAGCAGACCAGATAGGAACTCCATACTCAACCGCAAGGCTTCGCAGTTCTTCTGCAATAGCCTTGATGTACATGTAAGAATTAACGTTACCGTTATGCTTCATGCGACTGGATGCACATATATTTAGGTAATCGATGATTATCACATCAGGCTTAAACTTCTTCTTGAGATTTAGTTCGTCTAGTAGCACACGGAAGTGATTCACACTGGCACTGGACGTGGGATACTCCTTGATAATAATCTTGCCTTTAACGGTTTGTTTCAGAGTGTTCATCTTCTTTTCGTACACTTCCTTGGGAAGTTCACGAAGAGCGTCTAGTGTAATGTCTAGCAGATTAGCGTCTATACGTTCAGCAATACGCTCCTCTGCCATCTCACAGGTAATGTACAGCACATTCATGCCCTGTGCAAGACAGTTTGCAGCGTGATGGCACAGGAACAAGGACTTACCTACACCTGTACCTGCCATCACAATATTCAAGGTCTTGATGGGAGTTCCACCGTTGGTGATGGTGTTGAAAAACTCCAGATCAAACGGAATCCGCTTTTCGATTCGATGATAAAAGTCGTATCGTTGATCCGAATCTTCCAAGTAATCGTGACCGATATTAGTATCAAAACTAACTGCAAGAGCATCAGATAAAATACTTGGAATAGCTGTTCGGATCTTGTCCTTGGATTTTCCGTCAATAATCTGAATAGACTCCATGATGCCGTTGTACAGAGCCTTTTCCTTACAGAAGTTTTCAGTTTCTGTAACCAACCATTCCAAGTTGTGCTGGTCTGCAGACTTCTTGTTAAAGTCTTCCAGCATCTCAATGCACTCATCGTATTCCTTCTGAGCAATTCCTTTGTGCTTCTCAAGACAGATACTTACCGCATCCTTGGACGGACAAGCGTTGTACTGCATCACAAAATCGTGAATACATGTGTACAACATCTGGATTGGCTTCCTGTGGAAGTACTCAATCTTGATAAAAGGAATAACTTTCTTGTAGAAGTCTTCTCGAAAGAGAAGAGCTTCTAGAAGCACAAATTCAAACTCTTTCATTGTCCGTACTTAAATTCCTTTGCTACTGCTTCTTCAAGACGCTTCATTACATCCTCGGTGAAGAACTTTTCCGGTTCTTCGTTAATATTCTTCTCAAACGCCTTCTCACCGTTGGGAAGTTCAATACGAGTTGACACCTTCTTAAATATATCATGCTTTAGAGCAATGTCAAGAAGTCCGTAGTAACGATTTAGTCCACTGTC